CAATCAATTTGCCGGTAAAGGTGGATTGATTGAGGGTATTAAGAAAGGCGCCAGTTCTGCGGAACTATCAACACGTGCGGCTGCTGGGTATGAACGTCAAGCTACAATGATGGCTGACACTGGTAGATTTGGTGGTGACACTAGTGGATTGATGACTTCTGGTTTTGGTCAAGCACAAGAGTTTACTGCACGTATGGCTGAGCTTCAAAAGAAGGCAGCCGAAATGGGATATACAAATATATCAGATTATATCGATGCCGAACAAAAAGCTAAGAAAAACACAAAAGATAAAACAACACAACAAAATGCTGAAGTAGCACAACAGCAACAACAAACTGCAATGATACTTGATGGTGCCGCTAAGAAAATGGACGGCGCTGGATTAGCAATGGCAAGTGCTATGAAAGTATTCAATGAATCTGTAGAATTGTTTGGTGATGCTACAAAGAAAATGGCAAAAGATAAAGGTATTGAGGTACCCAAATCGTCTGTAGAACAAACTGCTGAATTAAAATCAGAAATTGTAAAATTAAAAGATTCTATTAGAATTAAAAATCAAAGTATTGATAATCTTGATCCAAAAATTGAAGCTAACAGAGCATATGTTTCTAGGATGAAATCTGAAGTAGAAACATTGAATGGTGATTTAGCTAACGCAGAAAAGAAAATGTCAGTTATATCACAAGCTGAGCCTGCTAATTTACCACCGGGTGCAACAATACCTACTCCACCTGGACCACCTGCAAAAGGTGCAACGACTAGAGGAGTGTCTGCATCTGAACCATCAAGTACAGCATCTTCCGATGCACTGATATTTGGTAGTAAGTCAGGAAGTAAAAATAATTTTGACGCTTTGACAGCCGGCTTTAAAGATAGAGTACTTGCGGCTGCACAAGCTTTTAATAGTGCAACTGGTAGTAAGATTAAAATTAATAGCGCAAAACGTGATTCCGAAGACCAACAAAGACTTTGGGATGAATCAGTTGCGGCCGGAAGACCGGGCAAAACTGCTACAGGAATGCCAATTGGTAAACCGGGTAGAAGTAAGCATGAACGCGGATTAGCAGTTGATATTCAAAACTATAATGATCCAAACGCAGTTGCGGCAATGAATAAGCAAGGATTGTTTCAAACAGTTCCAAAAGATCCAGTACACTTTGAAGCGGCAAAAACAGGTGCTATGTTCTCTGGTCCATCCGACGGTTACTTTGTTCAGTTGCATGGTAAAGAATTTGTAGGTAATGAAGACCAGCTTGAAGCTATCAAAAAATTACTTGATAAAGTAGAAGAAAGTGGATTGTTATCTGATAGTGCAAGCACCGGTAGTGCAGATTACGATGACGCTTCAAGTTTAATTATAGAAAAATTCACCGTTATGTTAGAGTCTAAGGCTGATGAATTATTGGACAAGATTAAATTTGGTAATAGAGTTGATACCGATTTATTAAATTATTCACAGGGATAACGCTAAATATACAATAGGCCCTATTCATTATGACATACACGAAACGATTTACCAGAGTTAACGCATCCGGAACTATGAGTCCACTAGGTGGAGGAAGTACAACCGGTTCATGGAACAGCAATGCTGGACAAGGTAATACCCCTAATGGTTATACCAATGATGATTTTGGCTACAAGAATTATCGTAGTAGACTTCCAGAAGTTTATACAGGTCACCCAAATCGTATTGAGCGTTATAATCAATATGAAATGATGGACGTTGATGCTGAAATTAATGCATGTTTAGATATTATCGCTGAGTTCAGTACACAGAAAAACGAGCATAATAAGACTCCATTCAACTTAAATTTCAAAGATGAACCAACTCCCCATGAGATTGAGTTATTAAAAACTCAATTACAACAATGGTGTAAGTTGAATGAATTTGAAACACGTATCTTTAAAATCTTTAGAAACTGTTTAAAGTATGGAGATCAAGTATTCGTGCGTGACCCAGAAAACTTTAAGTTATATTGGGTAGATATGATTAAAGTTATCAAAGTTATTGTTAACGAAAGTGAAGGTAAGAAACCTGAGCAGTATGTTATTAAAGACGTAAACATTAATTTAGAGAACTTAGTTGTAGCACAGAAAACAAATACAGACTTTGCCGCTAATCCAGCAACTGGTATGGGCGGTACAGGTGGCGGATCAGGTGCAGGCGGCGGGTATACTGTACCAAGCGCAAATAATACAACAGGGTCACGTTTCACGTTGGGCTTTAACGAAGCCGCTATTGATTCTAAGCACGTAGTTCATATGAGTTTAACTGAAGGTTTGGATCGCTTTTGGCCCTTTGGACAATCAATATTAGAGAACATCTTTAAAGTTTATAAGCAAAAAGAATTATTAGAAGACGCGGTTTTAATCTATCGTGTACAACGAGCACCGGAACGTAGAGTGTTTAAGATTGACGTTGGTAACATGCCAAGTCACATGGCTATGGCATTCGTTGAACGTATTAAGAACGAGATTCATCAAAGACGTATCCCAAGTATGTATGGTGGACAAGCTATTGTTGATGCTACATACAATCCATTGAGTATGAACGAAGATTACTTCTTCCCAGTTACTGCTGATGGTCGTGGTTCAAGTGTTGACTTACTGCCCGGTGGACAGAATTTAGGTGAAATTGATGACTTGAAATACTTCAACAATCGTTTAGCACGTGGACTACGTGTACCAAGTTCATATTTGCCTACTGGTCCTGATGACAATACAACACCATTAAGTGATGGTCGTGTTGGTACAGCTATGATTCAAGAGTTTCGTTTTAATCAATATTGCGAACGATTACAAAACTATGTTTGTCGTAAACTAGATGAAGAATTTAAGTTATTCTTACGTTGGAGAGGACTAAACATTGACTCTGGTTTATTTGAATTAGAGTTTAATCCACCGCAGAACTTTGCGGCTTACCGTCAGACTGAGCTAGATACCGCACGTGTCGCTACATTTACATCAGTCGAACAGTATCCATACATGTCAAAACGCTTTATGCTAGAACGTTTCTTAGGTCTTAGTGAAGAAGAAATCAATAAGAACGAACGTATGTGGCGTGAAGAAAATGACAAAGAAATTGAGATTGATCCAGAAGGTAAAGACCTACGTAGTATTGGTATTAGTTCAGGTGATATTGAAACTGATTTACAGACCGGTGAAGAAGCAGTCGAAGGTGAAGATATGCAGATGAATCCAGAAATAGGACCAGCTGGTGAAGTACCTCAGCCAACTGAAGCAGGTGTAGGAACACCCGCTCCCGCTGGTAATGCAATGTAATTAGATAAATAATAATATGAAATTATTTGAAATGTTTGACAAAGCTCCAGATGGATATCAGGATATAAGTGCTGATAACTCTAAGCCTGAATGGCGTGAGAGCCGTAAAACAAAACTTACATTAAAGCAGATTCGTAAACTACGTAAGATGAATGATGTAAGAAATTATGAAAAAGTCAATTATCTAAAGAAGGTTCATCAACAGTATGGGCCTAAAGCAGAAAGTGCATCACCAACAATTTAACTGGTTTTCTAGTTATCTTAGGTAAAAACGCAAAAAAACAGCACTTATTGTGCTGTTTTCCTTTATGTGCTATAAATAATTCTACAAAGCCATTCACATTCAGGAGACAAACAATGGACAATAAAAAATTTGAAACACTTATTGATTTGATTATCAATGAGAACGAAGAACAAGCACGTGCATTATTTCACGATATCGTAGTTGAGAAAAGCCGCGAAATTTATGAATCAATGATGGACGATGAAATGGGCGAAGGTCAAGGCATGGGCGGCCAAGTAGGTGATCTACTAGACGAGATCAGCGTTGAAGAAGAAGGTATGTCAGAGGGCGAAGATGACGACCTAGAGTTCGATTCAGAAGAAGATGAAGTTCTTGACATTGAAGATGGTGAAGATGACGAATTCGGCGACGAAATGGGCGGCGAAGAAGGTCTAGAAGACCGTGTTGTTGACCTAGAAGATAAGTTAGACCAGTTAATGGCTGAGTTTGAAGATATCATGGCTGGCGACGGTGACGAAACTGATGCTGAGTTTGATGACGAAGCAGAAGAAGCCGGTAAAGACTTTACAAAAGATTTAGAAGATGGTAATGATGAAGATGCAATGATGGAAGCTATCACATTGAAGAAAGTTTCTGTAACTCACGGTGACAATGGTGTTCAAAACAAAAGCACAGTAGACGCTAATAGTGGTCAAGCTGGAATGGACAGCAGACCAGTTAAGTTCAGTGGTGCTAGCGAATCAGTCCCAACAGGACCAAAAGGACCAAGCAATGCATACTCTAAAGGTGAATCATCTGTAAAAGATGCTAACAATTGGAAGAATGCACCAGCACAAAACAATGCAGACTTAACAGCCGCACCTAAGCCAGTCACTAAAGACGAAGCAGGTAAAGTTCGTAGCCCAGTAGCAGAGTCACGTAAGGCTCCTGCTAAAAGACGTATTTAAGGAATTTGAGAGCAATGGCTTTGTATCTTAAAGAGCATCTTTCATTCGACCGAGCCGGTATGGTGGTCGAGAGTGAAGGTGAAGGTAGTAAAAAATGCCTTTATATGAAAGGTATTTTCATTCAGGGCGGGGTAAAGAACGCAAATGAGCGTGTTTACCCCGTTTCCGAAATTGAAACTGCTGTTCAAACTCTAAACGAGCAGATTGCTACAGGTCATTCAGTATTAGGTGAAGTTGACCATCCAGATGATTTAAAGATTAATTTAGACCGTGTATCACATATGATTACATCTATGTGGATGGACGGTGCTAATGGCTTCGGCAAATTAAAGATTTTACCGACTCCAATGGGGCAACTAGTTGCTACTATGTTGGATTCGGGTGTGAAACTAGGCGTATCTAGTCGTGGTAGCGGAAACGTGAATGACTATGACGGCAAAGTGAGTGACTTTGAAATAGTCACTGTGGATATTGTTGCTCAACCAAGCGCACCCAATGCGTATCCTAAAGCAATTTATGAAGGCATGATGAATATGAAGCATGGTCATAAGTTGTTGGATATTGCAAAAGACGCACAGGGTAACAAAAAAGTAGAGAAGTTTTTGAAAGAGGAAGTAATGCGCCTTATCAAAGACCTCAAAATCAAATAAAGGGGAAACAGCATGTTTGATGCTATCAAGCCATTACTTGAAAGTGGACTTATTAATGATGAAGTCGGTGCTCAGTTAAATGAAGCATGGGAATCAAAGTTAAACGAAGCTCGCCAACAAGTTCGTGCAGAACTTCACGAGGAGTTCGCACAACGTTATGAACATGACAGAATCGTGATGGTTGAAGCCCTTGACAAGATGGTTACAGACAGCTTATCAGAAGAAATTGAAGAATTTCGTGCTGAGAAGGCTGCAATGAACGAAGACCGTGTTAGAGCACAACAAAAACTACATGAGTCAGCAACAAAATTCAATAACTTTATGGTTACTAAACTAGCCGAAGAAATTAAAGAATTGCGTAGCGACCGTATAGTTGCTAAAGAAAGTCAGCAAAAGCTAGAGCAATTTATTGTTCATGCTTTAGCCCGCGAAATTAAAGAATTCGCACAAGACAAACAAGCAGTTGTTGAAGCTAAGGTTAAGTTGGTTGCAGAAGGTCGTAAACAATTAGAAGCATTGAAGGCACGTTTTGTGACCGAATCTGCTAAAAAATTGTCTGCCGCTGTAGCTGGACAGTTGAAGGGTGAAATGAGCCAATTGAAAGAAG